GCAGAATCTTATGCAGTTCAAGACCGTGTTGTGTTGACTGGTTCTGCATCAACTACAGCAAGTAATGCCGCATTCATTTACGCTGATGATGAGGCTGGTTACATTGTTCGTCAAAAAGGTAAAACAAAATATCTAGTTAAAGGTGGTACAACAGGTTTAATAGCACAATGCTATACTGCTAATGCGGCAAATGCAGCGTTAACACCAAATACAATGAACATCTTGTCTACTGATGCAGCCACTGCTACAAAATATGTTTCAAGTGTTAATGATTACAATACTTCAGTGTTCCCAGCGCAAGTTGCTGCCGGTTCATTAAGTTTAGGTACATTGTATACAATTTACTCTACTGGTACAACAAATTGGTCAGTATGTGGTGCGGCATCTAATATGACAGGTGTTACATTCCTTGCTACCGCCACAGGAACTGGTACTGGTACTGCTGTTGTTAATAGTGTTAACCCTGATGTTATCGCTACATTCAACACAGCATACGCCGCTAATACATATGATGGTCAGCCTAACCCAATCGTTATTATTAGTAACGCTTAATGATTATGTCAACTAGTAGGACAATTAAAATGCCAAAAACCGAAACCGACATAGCAGTTCTTCAGGTAGAAGTTCAAAACATCACTGATGTTATTCGTGAAATAAAAACTGATATCAGAGATATACACGTTGAAATGGTTAAAAACAACGATGATACTAGAGTGATGTTGAAGGGTCTGAAGGATGCTAGTTCAAATGAACATGAAGCAATGTCCGCAAAAATCACCGCATTAGAAAAGTGGCGATGGATGATGATGGGTGCAGGTGTTGTGATAGGATCGTTAGGATTCGATACTGTAGCAAAATTGCTAAAATAAAAAAAGAGACTTAGGTCTCTTTTTTTGTAAGTGCTTTTAATTTCTTTTGAACAACATCAAAATTCACTGTGCTAAACAATCCAGGATGTAATGGCTTAGGATATTGATTATCACCTACCCATGCATAACCACAATGTTCATAATTTAATACTGGAATAAATTCTTCATCTATCGCACAAAAGAATGTGTGATATGTAAACGTATTATTCACAAACTTTTGTATGGGAACTAGTTTTGGATTATTAGGAAAGTATCCAATTTCTTCAGTACATTCTCTATCAATACCCACAAGTAATGTTTCACCATTTTCTATTTTACCACCGGGTATTCCCCAATTGCCCGGATTTTTACTGTCCGTTCTAAGTAGATATAAGAATCGTTGTGTGTTTTTAGCGTAAAAGAAAACGCCTGCTGAGATATTATTCATATGCTAAGACATTATAGCATAAAGTAAATTAGATTACAATACTATAATCACCCTGGTCATACCAACCTTCCCAAGATTTCATCCAAACACCGTCAGTATCTACATAACGATATTGTATACTGGTTGTTAAATTAGTAACATATTCAACTGTAGTAGCCTGGGCACTGTCAAATGACACAACCCATTCTCCCTCGTCGCTATCATATTCAATAATGTCATTAGCATATGCCACAACATTACCCCATGCAATAGTTGTATCACCTTCATGTCCAATATTATCTACAATAAGATATCGCACCCCATTAACTGCGGCAGGTAACCCTGCGTTTGGTCCGGTGACTAATGGGTTAATCACACTGTCTACAGGATCCAATGTATTTTGAGGCAGGGTATCTGAGTCAATATCATATATCAATAATCTATCATCTATTGGATCAAGAACTATTGTACCCACAATCTCAGTATCCATAAACGGGTTCTGTAACCATATTTGACTAATGCCAGGACGTATAGTTCCATATACATTTAATAGACTTGACCAATATAAACTTGTGTTAGGGTTAGGTGGTAAATCCAAATCTTCATTACTAGGATAAAAATCTTGATTAGCTGGTAATAATTGTAAACTATTACCTATCAATAATAACTTGTAACCATATGGTGTAATCTTTTGTCTTGTGCCTAATAACAAATCATCATTTTGTATATCATCTAATGCTGAACCAGAGAATATACTAGCAATAATTTTTTCAATAACACCCATCTTTTTAAGTTTGGCCGCATTACTAATCCATATAGGCATATAGAATTTCCAACTTAATACGTCAATAGGATTACCAGATCCTTGTGGAATAACACGACTACTAAATGTTAATCCATCTTGGTAAACAACTGATAATGAAGTCCAATCAATAAAATTATCAGTAGATTGAATCTCTAATGACGGATTGAATAGTGTGCCTAGTTGTTCAATCAATTCTAATTTTTGATTATAATTAGTTGTCCACAAATCTACAGTCATTCTTAATGTATAAGGTACTGGCATTAATCTTTCAACAGTAAATGCTTGACCTTGTACTGTTTCATAACTTTGAGTTTCTGCATTGTAACTACGTTGACGAACTTGAATCTTATCAATAAATGTAGGATCTTGTGTTCTACGTTGATCGTATTCTAAAGCAGTAATGTAATAAGTAATTAGTGGTGCGCTGGGTAAATTACTTGCACTGTTATTAGCAATAATAGTAGCCGCCTGACGACTTGAATCACCATACATAATAGGAACACGGACAAGTATTTCATTACCTGCAGGATCTTTGCCTTTAGTAACATACCAATTACTAAATATTTTTCCAAATTGAATTAGAAATCTGCGGACCTGATTATCATAGAAGAAGGCTGCCATATATTATATCACCGGTGGTATTGGATCTGGGGCTATTGTCAAAATAGTTGACAGAGCCTGTTTCTGTGGTATCTCAGTACCATCAGTTGTTATTGTAACGTTACTGTTATTTATGAAGCTTGACTTTTGTGACAAATCTGTTTCAGTGAATCCAGTTGGAGTTCTGACATTTGTAGATATACGAACCCATAATCTACCATCCCAGCGATAAAGAATTTGTGGTAGATAATCTGTACGTAAGAAGTATGCACCTACTTGTGGATCCTGCGGGAAAGAAATTCCTGCTCCAGTCGGGAATCCATTTGGTGCTTCGCCAGTTCCATCTAAGTAACCAGTAGTATAGCCAAAACTTCTTGGGCTACTACGTGCAATGAATTGAAATCTTGGATCAGAATCTGCACGATAGTCCATAGTATTTGGACCATATGGTTCTGTACCAGTAAAGTTTGGTGCTACTGGATTCTGATCGGCAAATGCATATGTGTTATCTGAAGTACCATATGGTCCTGTAATTGGTCCTGTTGGCAACGCTGTTAGTACAATCTCACCCTCTACTGCTCCTGAACCGTTACCAATTAATATTGGGGCAATAGTAGCAGTTTCTAAATTAATCTGTCTAGCGGCCTGTAAAGGGTCAACTAAAATGTTTACAGACATATCCCATATACTTTGTATAGTGGCTCTTGATATACGTAATATAGGACTTGCGTTTTTGTAAGCAGGACTACGAACTATTGCTACGACACCCGTTGCAACAACAGGCGCACCATCGTTATTGGCAACAATATTTGTAGGAGGTGCGGGCTGACCATATTTACCTGACAATTCAGTATTGGATTCGTATTCTCCATAACTAGGTGTAATATATAAATTATTTCTATCATATCCTGCTTTAGGTACTAATCTATCAGCTTCATCAAGTATAGCATTATTGATTTGTAGATTTGTATTATATGTAGCAAGAATATCTTTAAGATTCTGATTAGGATCAAGTTCCCAATATACTGTATTAGGAGGTACAATTCCAATTGGTACTTCTTGTTTAGATAGATAATTCTTATCACCAAATGTAATTACATAACCAGCTGGATATACTTTAGTAGCATCCCATAATCCAAGATAAGTATCCTGATCAATTGGCTCAGATAATATCTGACTAAATTCTTCACTATCAACTAATGGTTCACATTTAATACGCCACAAATGCGGATACCATGTAGGACTAAATCCTTCACTCGCAAAGTTACCATCAGTAATTTGATAAAATCTTTTTAACGCTACCGGGATAGTTTCTTTTAATGGATTATAATCTAATAAGTGAGGTAATTCTAACACATCACCGACCATTAGTTTACGACCAACTAAATCAATCATATCATTATAATGAATAGTAATAAAGATAATATCGTTATTTAAGAATAAACCAAATTGACTTAAATCAAAGTCTAAATTCTGTACATTATAATGTCCACGTAATCTATAAATATTAGGATCATATGTCCTATCTCTATTCTCTAAAAATAGTAAATCCTGTATATTAGTAGGATCCAATGCGTCATATTGAGGTTGTGTATAATCAATACTTGCACCCTGATCTGTGGGACCTAAGTATTTGTGAATATATAAATCTGTGGAGCCAACAGTAAACATCTCTGATATTGTTCTATCAAAGAATCGATAATCGTTTGATTTTGTTGGGTGATATAATGATAATCTAGGCATATCTATTATTTATCGTTTACGAGTTGTTCAGTAAACAGAATTAGAAAATGGGTCAAATTAAAGGTTGACAACAAATGGAACATCTGCTATAATACATAAATGCGCTATAAATTTAGGAGAACTTAATGGCAACACGTAAACCCGCAAGTAAAATCATTAAAGCTAGTGATTATTCACAGGTTAAGACACTTAACCCCAAAGACCCGGACATAGAATATTTAGGTCCTGAACCTATGTTTGCCGTACAGCCCGATGAAGATAGACGTAGAGTCGCACTTATGCGTAGTTTTACATGGTATGGAAGATTTTATGGAAAGAAAGATGCTAAAGAATTCTTAACACAATACTTAGACCTACGTGAACGCCCACAAGAGGCTAAAATCATGCGTAGGATTGATGAGAAAGAATGTATCAATACTCTAGCTTGGTTAGCACGTATGGAATTGCGTGGACTAGAACTATCTGAAACAGAATCAAACACATTACAAAATGAAATCAAACGTTTATTGGAAACAGTAAACAAACCTGAAGTTATTGAAGCAGTGGTAGAGACACCAACAAGACCTAACATTCAAGACATTCTAAAAGATAAAGCACGTGAAGCTGGTGGTGAACTTGAAGGATTGTTTGATGAATACATTACATCAGGTGCTGGATCAAAACATACACTAAGACCAATAGATGAAGTGGCTAAAAAGAATGTAATGCCGCAACATATCAGTTTGTTAACTGACGTATGGAAAAAGAAACTGAATGAAATTGAAGAAGCATTGAAAGGTACTGATAGTCAATTAGTACAAGGCTATCAACATCTAACTAAAACACAATTGAAAAACATTGTTAAGTTTATTGAATTGGTTATTAGTGATTTGAACAGTTACATTAGTGTTAAGAAAGCCGCTAAAGCTCCTAGGGCACGTAAAGCTGTACCAGTGGAGAAGATTGTATCAAAACTTAAGTATCTTAAAACGTTTAAAGATACTGTAAGCAAACTTGATTTAATGAGTATCAGTCCAATCAAGCTTCATGGGAGTTCTGAAGCATGGGTTTATGATACAGCAAAGCGTAAGTTACATCATTACATTGCCGATGACTACAGCAAAACGTTTACCGTTAAAGGTAGTACATTGTTAGGTTTTGATAAAACACAAAGCGAAGTAAAAACTTTGCGTAAGCCTAGTGAGCAACTTAAAGAAGTTATGGGAAGCAAGCCAGCCGCACGTAAATATTTTAAAGATATTAAAGCAGTATCTACTACACCTAATGGTCGCTTTAATACCGAAATGATTATTTTGAAAGCATTTTAATGTCTAATGTACAAGAGAGAATGACAGAATTAATGATTCTGATTGACAAATCATTAATGTTAACCGACAATGATACTGATAGGCTTATGTTAGCCTGTGCAATGATGCAAAGAACAAATGAGATTTTTGAACAGAGTCTTGGAGAAGAAGGTAGAAAATTAATGTATAAGGATTATGTATGAATATTGATTTAAACAAATATAAAGATTTTGTAGAAGCAGTAACTAGTAAACCTAGTAATGACTTAACTACATTTATGGACCGATGTGATGAACTTGATGG